TCCACCTAAATCAGCGGTTTCAAAACCACCTCCACCAAATGATGGTGTAGGTTCTGATGTTTCAGATGATACTGCCGCGGTAGAACCTGATGTATTACCATAAAGTTTATCGATATTATCGAATAATCCTGTTTTAGTTATAACAGTTGCAGTTGCTTTAAGTTCTTCACCAACAGCTCTTTCAATTCTTTGTTGTTGTAAATCCAAACGAACTTCTTCATCTGACCATCCAAATATATGTTTTTTAGCCCATGTTGATGATGTCGCTTGAATACCATTTCCTGGGTCGGCAACTAAATCTTTGTATAATAAAACTTTTTCTTTCCAAACATCAATTTTTAATAAATCCGCCTGTGTCGAAGGATTTGATAACCCTAATGTAAAATTATCTAACTCATCTTCAAACCCAAGTAAAAATAAATGAACGATTGCAATTTTATTTAATTCCGCAATCATACTTTTTTGGATTCTATTAATAGTTCTTGCGAAACGAATATCTTGTAATGATAAATTTTTACCATCCCCAACTACTTCTTCAAATCCTAAGAACGCTTTAGGAACACGAAGAGCGGTCAATAATTTCTTTTGGATGTATTCAATATCCGCAATCTCAGAAAGGTTTGTTGCTCCCGGTAATGTTGTGATAGGGTCCGGTGCGGATGGGTCTCTAACAGGAATGAAATAATCTTGGTCAACAGCCATTTGATTAAACCTCATATCTACGTTACCTGTTTTATTATCTACTACTTGTTCTCTTTTGAATTTGTTTGCAACACGTTGTACATATGCCTCAACATCATCATCGTTCATATTACCCACAAATACTTTAAACATCCTTCTTTCAGGTGCTCTTGATGTACGATAAATCAACATTGCATCTTCTGATAACAATAATTGTTTCCATATACGCCTTGCTTTTTCTAACATAGATGTTCCGTAAGGAAGTTTTCTATCATCACCTAATAATCTAAAGTGACCAATCTCCCATGATTGGAATTCCATGTTTTTATTTTTCCAAGTAAAATGAAGTGACTTTTTATCTTTATCTACTTCATGAGTAATATCCGTAGAGATTTTTGCACTAACACCTACTTCATGACGTTCAATTTCAATTGTTGGTAATTGTTGTACTCCAACAATACCTTTCTCCGGGTCTAATTTCAAATAAATAAAGTTATCACCATACTTACAAGTGTTTCTTGTCCACATTGGTAAGTTAGTGTTAATATCAAGTGAGTTGTTAAATAAATCGGCTAATACCCCTTTTATTCTTTTTGATTCAGAATAAATTTGTAGAATAAAACCATCTTCATCTGTTGTTGTTGATTCTTCCGCATAGATATCTAACGCAGCTGAAATCTCAGGAGTATACTCCATTGACTCGTAATCGTATTGTGCAGATAACCTTGATGGTTCGTAATAGATTGCTTGGGAATATAAGTTATTCTCAACTTTCGCCCATTGATTTGTTAAGTAATAGGTTTGTTGTGCCTGTAACTTCTCTTTTTCGTATTCTTCCTTACTTTTGGTACGTAATAACTCCTTCTTATCAAACTTAAAAGTTGGATAATCTTGATTCAACAGAGAATTAGGTCCAAATGTTTGGGATAATCTCTGCCATACCGTCATATTATTTTGTTGTTCACTCATGATATAAATTTACTTGTTTCCTCAGTAATATAAATAGTATTACCCACCAAATAACCACCCATACTTTTGGTAATCATCTCTTGTCGGTCCTTGATTAATCGGGTTTTGTCTACCCATTTGAGGAACCATTGGGTTAAAGAACTCTGAAGAGTTTTTATTTTCGGTAACTGCTGTTGACCATGAGTTTAACATTGCTCTTGTATGATTGGTAACTTTTTCCAATGATTGGAATGATTTTTCCGCAACATATATTGCCATCGCAATACTCATAATACAGTCATCGTGATGCATTTTTTGATGGTCAGGTCGTCCATTAATATAAACAAATGTATTCATTTCGTTATAAAGACGGTTTGAATAAATTCTAAATTTATGTCTCATCGCCTCCTCAAACGCTGCAATAATCTGAACCCTTTTTGAGTTAAAATTAATCCCCGGAATTTTTTCATTTATTTTTGGGTCATACTTCCATTTATTAGTTGTATCCACACCATCAACATATAAACCACCTTGATAGTTCATTTCTTGTAATTTTCTTGCAGTTGAAACCCCCATACCACCAGTGATATCCACAACACAATAAGCGTTATACATTGTACCCCATTTGTACGCCACTTCAGCTAATACATCTGGTGGAATTTTCCCAACATATTCCAATACTTGTTCTCTAGTATCAAAATCAATAATTTCAATACTTGAAAAATCTTCAGAATCCCCACGAGATACATCACAACCCATAACATATTTGTGTCCATTTACGGGTTCTTTCCATATCCATAATCCACCACCCATCATTTTTGCTTGTGGCTCTTTAACTTGGTTTTTGGCAATATCTTGCATTAATTCTGAGTCAAATACATTATCTCCGGAACCTAAAAAGTTACATTCTAACTCCTGAGCAACCTTACGTCTATCGTATTTTAATTTTTTAACCATCGCCTCAAACCATGAGGAACAAGGTTTGTATCCATCTTCAATATATTTGGTCACAATTGAGTGGTCCCTTTCGAATGGATTAGACATTGATAAATCAACAATCACCTCATCAAGGTTATATTCCTCACGATTTAATAAAAAGTGAACTAAATCAGGTGTTTTAACCATATACAAATCTTTAGTATATCGAGGGTCACGATGCCAAAACATTTCCGTAATTTTGAAATCATTCATATTACGAAGAGCTTGGTCATAAATCTCATAGTAAATTGGGTCATAACCGTTTGGTGTTGATACCACAATTACTTTACCCCCTGTAGATAGGGACGCCATACACGCTGACCAAAAATCTCCGTCAGCCTCGATAAACGCCGCCTCATCAAAAATAAGTATGGTTGGGGTGTAACCCCTTAATGCATCTCGAGATGTCGCAACGGCTTTAACCTCACATCCATTTGTTAATTTGAAATGTCGTTGTGAATTTTTTTCATTAGAAAAACCAACACCGACCCAACTAGGCCATTGTTCGGTAAAACCTCTAACCTTGTTAGCCATCTCCATGGAAGTATCCAATTTGTTGGCAATAATTAGAATTTTCTCAGGTTTAGTTTTTTTGGCAAATACAAGTCGTTTTGATGCCCAAGCAGCTGTCACAGTAGAAACACCTGCCTGTCTATACTTAAGGGCAATGTTTTCATTGTAATTTTCATAATCCTCGATTAAAGAAACTTGGTCGGGGAATAAATCTAACGGTACATATTTCGATACCGTATTATCGTATGTCTGTAAATAAGTACGAAGTGCGTAGGGTGTATTCCTCATGCACTTCGTTACCTCAATTATTAATTGTTCTTTATTATTCAAAAGTCATTTTTGGTTATTTAGGTCTCGATATACCTAAACTACCCAAGAAATCATCTAATCCGTCGTCTTCGTCTTCATCAGAATCAATCCCTTCTTCTTCTTTGTAATCTTCAAACTCCTCTTTCATTTTGATAGCTTCTTTCATAATTTCATCAAATTTTGAGGTCGCTTTCGCCACTTTTGAAGAATCTTCAGAGATTGCGTTTCCGATAATTTCTAAAAACTCTTGGGCTTCAATTTGGTATAACAAAGTATGAAACCAGTTTATCAAACCTTTGTTTTCAGGTTCGTACATTTTATCAGGTAATGCAAACCTTATTCTTTCCACGATTTCCGGACCTATCCTCAATTGCATTGGTTCATTACTTAATGTATCAGTTTGTCCCATAACTCGTTGAGCCATCTCAGGGTCTTTAGGTAATCCGTGTCTACCTTTAGCCTCCTCTAATCCTTTGATTATTTCATGACATAAAATTGGGAAGATTAAACCAAACGCTTTAATTACTGTATCCGGAGTTTCTTCTCCTTCTTCACCTTCTTCACCCTCTTCATCATTATCCCCTAATTCAACTTTACCAGCAATTCCTTGACCTGTTTGACTCATCATTTCAATCATTTGTTCCATACTGAAATATAAGAAGTCATTGATTGCCATAATACCTAAATAATCTCTATAAAGAGATGGGTCAATTTCATCAAGTCTTGCCTTGATATCCGGTTTTTGAAAAATATAATGACCTTTTTTCGCAGCACCCTGAATGATTGCGTTGATAATATTTCTCTTATGTTTTTCTAATTCAAAGATTTCGTCTTTAGTTAAATCCTCAATTTCAAATGATGGAATTTCTAATTCATTTTCTTCTTCCTCTTCTTCTTCATCATCCTCTTTTTCAGGTTTCATTCTAAAGTTAGACGTATCAATCGGTTCTCTATTTAAGTAAGCCTCAATTTTATACCAATCAACAGGTACTTCAGATTCCTCTAACGCAGCCTCAATCGCCAATTCTTCAAGTTCATCTCTATGAGCCGCCTCAATTCTCATGATGTTAGGTAATTTTCTCATCATCTCTTGGTATATCATACCTTGAGTTTGTTGAGAACTCAAATTTTGAATACCTGTAACATCACTTAATTTTTCAGCAACTTTTTGAAATCGATTACTAACTAATCTTTGAACGTCACCCTCTTTCTTTTTCATCGC